AGTTTTAATCTGCCCATTAACACCATTTGCAAGTGTAAACGCTTGAGCACCAGATGTTACAATTGCACTATGCGCTGTGTTAAGTGACAATGCAACAGCAGAACCACCACCAGTTGCAGTTTGAGTAGCAACAACAGTTTTTGCACCACTTAACAATACGTTTGGAGTTGCTCTTGCAGAACCAGCATCTAGAGGTAACATGAAGAAACCACTATCAGATGCAGAGTGAGGTTGACCCATTATAGTTTGACCGTGAGTATTGTTCTCACAGTTGAGTCGAACAGCACCTTGGTTGTTTGCACCACCAGATGAACGAATTGCAACATGACCAGTTCCTTTTGGAAGTAATGCAAGGTCAACATTGGTTTCACCAGATGCACCGATAATTGGTGCAGTAGATGTACCAGCTGAAGCTGCACCACCAGTAGCGGCATTTGTAATTTCAATTTCGTTTACTGCACTTGCAGTTGTTTGGAAAATGATTTGTTCAGCACCGTTTGCATCTGCGATAAAACCAGCGTCTGCAAACTTAGGTGAAGTTAAAACTGGTGAAGTTAAAGTTTTATTTGTAAGAGTATCCGTAGATGTTCTTGCAACAAGTGTATCAGCACCAGATGGAATTGTTACAGTTCCACCATTTGTAATGGATGCGATAGTTGGTGTAGTTAAAGTTTTGTTAGTTAGAGTATCAGTCGTTGCTCTTCCTACAATTGTATCAGTACTAGTTGGAAAAGTTAGATTTGATAACGCAGAACCGTTACCTAGTTTGGTGTAGATTTCTACGAAGTTGTCGTTAATCTTGTCTCCACCAGTTCTAAGGTCATCACCAGTACCGTCATTAGCGGAAGAACCAAGACCTAATGCTTGATATGCCATTTTAGTTGTCTCCTAATTTAATATTTTTCATTTATCTATTTATTTATGTGGGTAAATCCCCTACGTCAAAAGTTTTTGTACTTGAATCAAACTTAAATACGTTTGATGAGAACCTTTCTGGTATTGATGTATTATCAAACTTCAAGTTATTTCTATCAAAAGTCAAATATTCATCATCAAATCTAGGTATACTCGACCCAGAAGATACAGTGTTTTGTGTATCAAACTTATTTATACCACTGTCAAAAGAAACATTTGTATCACTAAAGTCTACTTTATATTTTCCTACTACATCTCTTGGAACTGTGTCACCACCAGAACCATCAAACTTAATAGTAGAACTATCGAACTTAATACCAGTATCACTCATTAATGTTGTAAGAACAGTTTCATCAAATGTCTGGAAGGTATTGTCAAATGTGATATAATCATTATCAAACGCATTAATTCTTGCACCTCTATCAATATCAATCTGTCCAGGCGGTGGTACATTAATTCTAGTATCAAATGCAGCTAATGGTATTGTACCAGTTCCATCATCTACTTGGTCAATACGAATATTTGCAAATTGACCTATTGTAAAATACTCATCATTTAATCTATCAAAAACTTTTGTTTTATTCATAGTCGGATAGTTTGGTATATTATTAGCAGTATCTCTTGGAGAAATTGCAAATGCGTATTTTGGTAAAAGGTCTAGAGTTGGGCCGTGTGCAGAAGGTGTTCTCGCAACACCAACAATTACATTGTTTATTCTGGTAAGAGTTGTATCTCTAGTTGTGTTAGGTAAATCTGTATGACTTTCTACACCAACTTTTGGAGTTGAACGTAATGAAGTTCCGTCATCAACTGTTCCTAATCGTCTACCAAATACAGCAGAGAACAATGTTCTGAATAGAGATGCGAGTTCTGGAGTAAATGAATCTACAGTCTGTGCAGTCATTCTTGCAGTTGCTTTACCTACAACTTCAACTTCACCAAATACTTGCCAACCAGCAGGGTGAACAGTTGACTTGATTGCATCTCTCCACTCGTTAATAGATTGACCAACCCTAACAACATATGAATAGTCTTGATAGTAATAACTGTCTTGAACTTTCATAACGTCTTCAGATATTTTACCATCAGCACCAAAGAACTCACCAGAAGTTTTTCCTATAGTTCCAACAGTTGCACTACCAGTTGCAATATTAATATTTGCAATAGTTCCAGATGCACTACCAGTTGATACTGTATTTCCTACTACAAGGTTTGCAGTAGTATTCATTGATAGTAATTGTCTAGTATTATCAAATGCAGTAACCGTTCCAGAATGTGAAGTTAATGAAGAACCAGTAACAAATGTTCCAGTAATATCTTTTAAAACTGCATGACGAAATGCAGTAAGAGTTGGTGCAGAATTATAATTAAAACCTTGGTTAGTAAATTCAAAAGAACCAACACCACCAACACCAGAAGTTGAACCAGTTAAAAGTTTTGCACTTGCACCACTAGTAGATGTAATGCTTGTAACAGTTGGAAGTTTTGCATAACCGTTTCCTTTTGATATCATTCTTACATCAGTAATTTCACCAGCTTGAGTTGCAACACTAAGGTTTGCAAATGTGCCTGTTTCCAGAACAATCTTTGTTCCTTCATATGAGTCTTGATAAAATGATTGACTTGTTTCTTCAAGTGTGATATGGTCAGTTGCAGACATTTCATAAGCAGTTAAACTTCCACTCTCTGGTGCGATACCACCACCGACAACTGATACTTGTGCTTGAGCACCAGAACCATCAGTTCCAGAATTATCTAAAACTAAATTATCTCCAACTGCATATCCAGTTCCGGCATCATCAATAATAATTTCATCTACTTGACCAACTTTAACAGTTTGTACTTTTGCAATCGCACTATTACTACCACCAGAAGATATATTAACTGTTTGTCCAGCGGTGTAATATGCACCTTCATTTGTTATAGATGTATCAATATTAATACTATATGGAGTAAAAGAAACATCTTGGTCTGTGACTGCTGATGTTCCTTTGATAGTCTCCCCTTGAACAAATGTACCATTAATTGTTTCTGAATCTAATTCTAATTCAATGATATCTGTTTCTGCTTCTCTAAAAGTAATAGAGGAAACCACAATTGCAGTTGCAGCTGAAGTTTGACCAGTTACAGTCACACCAATAAGCTCTGAAGGAACACCAGTAACTAAATTAACTCGCATAATATTTCGTGTAGTCCAACGACCATCAGACACACGCAACATATTATCAGTTGGGAAAGTAATTCTTGGGTCTTCATTTAATAAAAGTCTGAAGAATAGTTCGTGTCCTTTCTTTGTACCCTTTGCAAGATAAAGGTCACGAATATTTTTTGTTAGTTTTCTTTTATCTACACCAGCATCAACATTGTCTGTTATACCTTCAAGGAATGAATCTCTAAACCTATCTAAGAATGTATAAAGAGTTGCATCAACATTGGTATAGTTAAGAAGTTGTTGAATACTTGATACTGGGTTTGGTCTATAAGATTCTATCGTACCAGAAGAATTAGAAGAAGAACCATTTACAGTTTCACCAATTATAAATCTAGTTTGAGATGTTACAAATAATCTTTTGTTATTATCAACATCATCAACTAAAACTTTTGCAGTTGCACCAGAAGTTAATCCAGTAATAGTTTCACCTATACTAAACTTAGCTTCAGAATCTTCTAGAACAATATTGTCACTAGATTCATCAAGAACAAAATTTACAGAGGTAGTTTCTTGAACAAGATAATTATTAACTTCACTAAAAGTAATTTCAGAACTTTCTAGAAATTGATAATAAAGTTTTATGAACTGATTAAATACTGGATGGTCTGACTGAATAAATTCAGGCAGTTGATTTTGTATATGAGTTGAAACTTTATTTTTTAATGAGTTATCATTATTTGCCATGACTAGTATCCACTAGAACTCGTTGAACTTGTTGAGGAAGAGGATGCACTAGAACTTGAACCACTATAAGAACTTGTTGTTGAAACACCTACACCAGCAGATGATGAACCAGTTGCGATTGTATCTATACTTGCACTAATAACACTATTATATAAATCAATTTCTAACACTTGATTTCTTACTGCAATGATATCATTTGATTCTGGTTTTACAATTAATCTAATTTTAGTTGAAGCTACACCATCTATATTTGATATCTCTGTAATATTTAAAGATGTTAATACTACTTGACCATTTACATAATCAATAGTACCAGCAGTATTATCTTGATATGTTTTTGTAGTACCGTCAACAATGTAATACATTCTTACATTACCTATACCATCATCATTTAAAAACATTTCATTTGTATTACCAGATATTTTAAATCCAGATGAAGATAATATACCACCAGCGTCAGAGTCATGACCAGAGTGTGGATTATATAATCCATTACTAAATGGAACAGTATACTTTGTAGAACTATTTAATGTTGGTGTAAAGTCTTTACTTAGATTGACCGTTGTAATATTAGATGTAATTGCATCATCTGTTTCATCAATCAATCTTGTAAATGCAGAGTGTCTAAATGCACTATCAAAGTTTGTAAGATTGTTAGTATTAAAATTAGTAACTGTTGTCAGAACATTTGACTCTAATGTTTCTTTTGCTTTAATTGTATTTTTAGAATTGTATGTAAAGGTTATTCCTAATCTTAACTTTGTATATTCTGGGTCAATGATTGCTGGAGTAACAGATGCAACACTATAAGTTTCTTTTAAATCTTTTACTATTTGATTTTTTGCAGCTGCAGTGATAGAACCAGTTGTTGGAACAATTGATATATAAACTTTTCCATACACTGGAATATCATTATCTTCTCCACCATAGACTTGAACAGATTTTGCATTTGCATAAACCTTTGGAACAATCGCTTTAAAATCATTAACTGTAACTGCACGACCTTGAGCTGCATAATCAAGAGGTGCATTAAATTTAATTGATTGAATACTTTCTTTTTCTGCACCACCAGATGCACTTGAAACAGTTGCAGTTGTAATATCAGTAATTGTAGAAATAGTTGCAGAGGTTGTAAAGTTTGATGCACCATTCGCTTTTGTTTTATTTGTTACAACATATCTCATACGAACAATGTTACCATCTGATAATGCTTTACCAGTGATACCATCACCAAAATAAATTTCAAACTTACCATCTACACTTTCTTGTAAATAGTAAACATCTGAGTCTGATTTAACTTGTGTGTTATCTAACGCTTGAGTAAATGTTGTTGAAGATGTGGCAGATGCATTATCAAATACATCTACGATTAGAGTTGTAGTATCTCCATTTGCATCATTAACATAAAACTTTTGGTCTACATCTTTAGTATCTACGGTATAACGATTAGTTATATAAGTTCCCTCATAGATTGGAATATTAGAAAATGTCAGAACACCATTTACAACTTGTGAAGTATATTCTGCAATCG